ACTCCTGCGTCGCGGGCACGGGTTATCTACATCTCTACTGGGACTCGGAGACGCAGGATATGGCCTGCCGCGCGCTCGATCCACGGTTAGTACTACCCATCCGCCCGGTCAACTACAACTCCTGCGAGTCGTGCTTAGGTATCGTGATCGTGGACAAGGTTCCGGTCAATTACATCCGCGACAGGTATGGTATCGAAGTCGAGGCTGAATCCGGCGAGTCCATGTTCTCGTGGATGAAAAGCGCCGCCTCTTCCGCCGCCGATATTCTCTCACCGCTGATTAGATGGGCCAAGCCTGACGCTCCCGACCGCAAGGATAAGCCCCACATCCCCACGGCAACGCTTCATACCTGTTTTCTCAAAGACAGCAGAGTTAACAAAAAATCCGTCCCCGTCGAAGTGGGCCAGTTTCATGCCGATGGCCTCAGCCGCCGCGTTCCCTCAAACAACTGGTCTTACATAGCCGGTCCAGGCGAACCCCTCTATCCCAACCGCCGCATGATCGTGTGGGTGGGTAGAAATATTGTCTATGATGGGCCGTCATTTTTCTGGCATGGCAGATTCCCCATCATCAAGTTCACGCCCAACCCCTACCCCTGGTCCTGGCTTGGTAAGGCTCCGCTTTGGGATCTACTGCGGCTTCAGTCATCGACCAACCGCCTCCTGCGCGTGATTGACGATCATGCAGCACAGGTTGCTCAGCCCATGGTCGTCATGGACAAGCAATCCGTATCTAAAGCCGCCTACGACGAATTCAGCTCCCGCGCCCCCGGAGCGAAAATCCACAGCAACCTCGCTTCCGGGAAAATGGGCATTCTCGTCGTCAACCCGCCGCCTCTCGACGCTTCCATTCCGGCGCAGATCAAGTTCAACCTCGATGAGATGGACACGCTGGCTGGAGTTAAAGACCTGAACCAGCTGCTGCATCTCAATCAACTCCCCTCCAATTCCACCATCGAAGCAATCCTCAACGCGATGACGCCCGCTCTCCGCGCCCGCTCCCGCAACCTGGAGTCGTTCATGCGCGAATTCGCCATGCAGCTGGCGTATGGCTTTACGCAGTTCTACACCATGCCGAGGCGGGTTTTGATTCTCGGTCCAAGCGGCGTCGTGCAGGACGATTTTGACTTCGATCCCGGATCGCTCATGCCAGATTTCGTTCACGACAAAGACTGGGACGACAAGGGTATTTCCCCCGACGCCATTATGCGCGGCCCGCTCCCGCGCTTCGACCGCGCCCGCGAGTTCATGCGAAGATTCGTATTCAAGATCAGCCCCGGCTCCCTCCTCAATGCGGCACAGATGGAGGACAAGCTGATCTACCTGCAACTGACACGGGCTGGGTGGATGGATATTTTCACCCTGTGGGAAAAGCTGGGCGTGCCGAATACGGGCGTGTTGCCGGATAACGTCCGCACCATCCCCGAGCGGCTGCTATATCAGGCAACATTAGGTCTGGGCGGCAACGTCAATCCCGCCGGGCGTAAGGCATCAGGCCAGGAACCCCCGCGCGTCGTGGCGAAAGAAAGCCAGTAGTACCTTTACGATCCTTTACAAAAGTCCCTCGCCCACCGCCTACTTGACAAACCTTTACACTTCATGCTACTTTTCTTCTCGTGAAGCCTGTGATGGGGCGTAATCCACGGATAAGCCGCTTGCGGGGGCCGAGACAGAAGTCTGTCCTCTCCAGGATGCCTTACCGGAAACCTCCTTTGACGGCTTCTTCAGTCGCTTCAGCGAGTGCAGGAAGAACGCGATGACTCCCAGCCAGCCTTCGCTCCCGCCGGTTCCAGGTATGCGATCCTCCGTTGAAGGCGGCGGGGGCGGGGGCGGTTCTCTGGCTTTTTCCGGCGGTCTTCCAGCTATGCAGACGGCGATTCAACAGATGGAAGCGGGAGCACAGGCGCTTGCCCAGCAAGTCCCTTCTCTCGCTCCGATGGTGGCGCAGTTTATAACCCAGCTGCGCATGGCGATACCAGGAGCAATCAGCGCCGCTGCGGGAATGGGTGGTCAGGGAGGGATGTCTCCTCCCGGCCTCGCTCCTCCAGCGCCGGGAATGTAAAAATCCATGGCACAAACACCCAAAGAATATTTCGAGCAGTTGTGCAAAGAGGCTGGCTATTCGGAAGCGGATACCACCACCCTCGTGGCCCTCGCCTCGAACGAGAAAGTCTCCCCGAAAATTCAGGCCGTGCTCAAGACGGCTCAGGACGACTACAACGCGCAAGTTGGCCGCGTGAGGGCGCTGGATGAAGAGGTAGCCAAGCAGAAGGCTGCTTCAGGCGACATCCAGGGCAGGTACCACTCGTGGTGGACGGACACCCTCATTCCCGAGCTTAGGAAGCGCGGCTTTGAAGTCACGGACAAGGGCGAGGTGTCGTTCACACCCAAGAACGGCAACGGCGCTGGTGACGGCATGGACCCCGACATGTCCAAATTCATGACGCGCGAGGACTTTGTAAAAGCCAGTCAGGAGCAGTCGTCGAGATTCGGCGTGGCGATGCAGGACGGACTCGCGATTGCCACCAGCCACGTGATGAAGTTCAAGGAACCTCTCGACACTCGTGCGCTGGACAAGTTCTGCGAGGGAAAGCAGTTCCCCTCACTCGAAGCGGCTTACAACGAATACGTCCGTCCGCGCGTCGAAGAGCAGCAGAAAACGCAGCTCGAAGCGCAACTGAAACAAGCCCGCGAGGAGGGCGCAAAGGACGCTCTCTCGCGCCATAATCTGCCGGTGGCCCCCGCGCCGGAGCATTCAGCCCCGATATTCACCAGGGAAAAGGCGGTTCCCATCGAAGCTCTCGATCAGGAACTGCTCAAGACTTGGCACGAAGCCGGGGCCGTCAGCTAAATCCCGCCTGGGAAGCCGGGCGTAGCTTATAGGAGTGGCAATGCCCGACACTGCAAATCAGTTATCCGTCACCACGCGCCGGTACATTCGCTCGAATCCCAAGCTGGTGGACGGCGTGTTTGAACAGGACCCGCTAAACGCCTACCTGCGCGGCACGCTGAAAGAGGACTTCCCCGGCGGCGAAACCATCAACGAGAACTTCCTCTACCGCTCCATGATCGGCGGAGGCTACCTCAAGGGGAAAGAATTCAACATCGCTCAGCAGCAGGTCGAGCAGCAGCTCCGCTTCAACATCAAATACCTGCAAGTAGCCGTGCCCTTCTACATGGAGGACATCCGGGTACTGAATAAGGGAGCGGCGGCTGTCGTGAGCCTCCTCAAGACCCGCGTGGATGCCGCGTTCATGTCCCTGGGCGCATTCATCTCCATCGCGCAGTATCTCAACGGGACCAACGCCGGGTACGAGTCGAACATCAACGGGCTGGCCGAGGCGTTGAACAACGGTACCACCGTCTCCTGGGACAACAACCTGTACACCACGTATGGTGGACTGACCCGCTCCCTCTACCCTAAAGCGCTGTCGGTGACGCCTGTGGACCTGGCCGGGGCCTCCATCGAGTACGACCGGATCGACCAGTCCTACATGGAAGCATTCCATGGCGCCGGGCAGTTTGAGCCGAATCTCATCGTCACCACGCCGCTGGGATTTAGTTATCTCAAAACCAAGTTCCAGACGCAGCAGCGATTTCAGGAAGTGGAGACGGCGGGTGTCGGCTTCCGGGGCTTGAAGATGAATGGCGCTACCGTTCTCGCTTCCCGCTACTGCCCCGGCTCGCACCTGACGAATAATGTGGACGGAGCCAACGCGGTCGAGTTGACCTACCTTCGCGAAACCAGCGAGGGTGCGGTGACGGCTTATCCTACCGGGGCTATCGGCACCACGGAGGAAACTCTGTGGATTCTGAATGCCCGCAACCCCTTCCTGAACTACTACGTGTCCACCGACGAGCAGTTTGGTGGAGGGTTCAGGGACTTTATCCCTGCGGCTGGCAACACCAAATTGGTGGGACAGGTTCTACTCGCCCACCAACTGACCGCCTTCCCGGAATATCACCGGCTGATCTACGGGTTCACGAGCTAAAGGAGACAACATGCCCAACACCAACCGAATTTCGGCCCCGTACATCAAGGGCGGCAATCCCGACACAGTGAACGACAGCGAGCTGTACGCAGGCGGCGAGCTGGGCAGCTACTACGACTTCAACGACAGGACATACTGTATCGTGAAGCTCGACTCCGGCGCGACGGCGGGGCCAACCGTCGGCGTGGTCCTGACCGGCCAACTGGCGTTCTGGAAAGACAAGGACACGCGCCTCGTGACCAACGACTTCCGGTTCGCCATCGGTGGCCAAACCTCCAACGCCTGGCGCAACCAGGTCGCGGGAATCTTACGTGGCTCGATCACCGCTGGGTACTACTGCC